TCATTTTTTTATTTCGGGGTCCATCTCAAGACGAATATCCGTCATCGCCAGACAACCATCAACAAAACCCTCAGCCAGTTGCAGGCTTATCCTAATTGCTCTTTCATTTTTCTTTTGCTGTCGTGCAATCGAGCGTTTAGATTGATTATAGATATAGTGTCGGATGATCAACTCCCACTCATCGGGCCGATGGTGCTTTAAGCGCGAAATACAACCATCAATCACTAATCCATCATCATCACAGCATGAATGTCGGGATGGCGTGGTGTACGGGAGTAAACCTTTAAATCCGGCTGCAATGGAGGAGTAATCAAGCCCAGAATTGTCTTTAGCCCATACTCCCCAGCGCTCAAGAACAAGTTGAATATCACGCATTGGGTTTTTCTGCTCTGGAGATAATCTTTTCGGCGCGCGCGTCATCACTTCCACTCCTTTCGAAAAATAGATGGTACGGACATAATGGAATAATCACCGACTGGGATAATTGGACAACGGTGAAAAGTATCAAAGCAAATATTCAACAAGGAAAAGTATTTGTAGCGAAACTTTGGACTGGAAATCTGATTAATAGAGGCACTGAGAATAGTCCCCAGATTTATTTTGAAATGCAGGAACTCCCTAACAACGGACGTGATCGGTGTCAGTGTGTTATTACCAAAATTGATAAATGTTAGTTGTGCCATCTTGCCCCCTAGGGTGATGACACAACAACTGCTTAGGTTGTCAGTTGTTCAGGCTGACAGAGCTATTATCCCGTCATACATCAGGCATAGAAATGGTATACCCTGCTCTTTCCGCTAGTTCGATAAATACTGGCAGTGTTGCAACAAATTCTTTATCTCTTAAGTGTTCAACACTGACTACTTCGCCATTTTGGCAGCGAATTAAGACCGCACCATCTGGAGGCAAATGCTTAATCAAGTTTTCAAAAGGAATCATTAGGGTAACATCCTTATATTATTAACCCCCTACAGGGGACCTGATTAAACTCGATTTCACCTCGAAATTAGTTAAGAAAATCTTCACATTAGAAGTAACTCACATAACAATGTTGATCAGAAGCCCTATCGGCGATGATATGCTAATAATACGACCCTTAGGGAGCTGTAGCATCGAACACTCAAACTATTCGCTCAGCCATTGGTCTACTTCCAGTCGATTCATGGTGTCCTCCATTCAATCCACCAGAATATTAGTAGTGTTATTTTTTACAGTCAATAGTATTATTATTATTTTAATAACAGCTTTAATAATATGATGAGGGTATGAAGAGAAAATTGTCAGATGAAGACCTGCAGGCCGCAGAAAGACTCAGAGCAATCTGGAACTACAAACGCGGGATGCTGGGCCTGACCCAAGAGAAAGCAGCGGACATCATGGGCTACAATACCCAAGGTGCAGTTAGCCATTATCTGAATGGGGTCACACCGCTAAATACGGATGCAGTGATTAAGTTCGCTTCTCTTTTGATGGTCAGCCCGGAAGAGATTAGGCCAGAGCTAAGCGAACTCTTTAGCTATGTTCGAAAAGGCCCCCCTCCGCCTTCTGAACATGAAGAGCCTGGCTGGAATCATCTAACGAGCCAACATAAAGAATTAATAAGATTATTCAACAAATTACCTGAAAGCGAAAAAGTGAAATTGCTACAGCAGCTAGAAGTTACAACTGAAAATTACGATAAACTTCTGGAAGAATTGCTCGTTTTAAGACGTAAAAGTTCTCACTCAAGCCAGTAACTCATCTTTAACTTTTTCTTATCAAGCCGGTATTAAAACCGGCTTTTTTATATCTATAACAATATTTAATATCAATGATATTGATTGATATCCAATAGCTATAGTAATATTCAATCAATCAACGGCACAGCAGCCGCTTAGGCAAGCAAGTTCTGACAATCTGAAAGCAGATAAAAAATCCGGTGCCGCGCTTATGCTTCCAAAGAAAACAATCACCCCATATCAACAAGTACAGTGGCTCTTTTATCTTTTAGGGTCGCGTCAATACGCGCATGTACGAAAGCGATAATAGCCCTTTTCTGGACTGATAAGCCTATTGAGTAAACCATAATTTCCACTGACTTACGCGAGGGGTGTCTTCAGTTAACCGAGTTTAAGCATCCTCTAGTTACACCTGTAACATATTATTTTAAAAGAAAAAAAGTTTATCCCAAAATACCGATGGCTAATTGCTCTGTTGAACATCTCTGGACTATAGTCGTAGCAAAATCCAATGCTGGAACCCATGTTGATTATTATTAACTTGGTGACAATGCTGGTCATATGACCAATCCCCACCGTACAAGGAAGCACTTATGACAAATACGGATAATTTAAAACCAGAAGGCTTTAAGGAAAGTTTTATGAAACGCTACCAGAAAAGCCAGCGGGAACAAATTTTGAAAATTGCTCACTCTTTACTGGCTGAAGGTGTTGATCGTACTCTGGTAAAGGAAGTGACAGGTCTGCGTGATGAAGACCTGACGCAATAAAGTAAAGCATTAAGCTCACTGTTTTCTCGGGTGATGCTCGTACACCAGATGGCACCCCGTATGTTGACCGTAGATCTCAACCGCTGCGTAAGCCCGAGGGCTATATTAGGCGGGAAATGTTCGCCAAGTTGCACACCGCGCGCTATATGAAAGCTAACAGTAGCCCTGATGAGGCGATGGTCTAATTTGCCGGGCGCGTAGAACGGATGGCCGCCGTGCATCATTTTGGATTGAGGGATTGGCCGTCAGTTCATAGTAAGGATGTGAAGTATGACGAGCTGCCGTTGTTGGGGTTTGATAACGTTACATTAGACGAAATAGAAATAACGTGCATTGAACATATTAACATTGGGTTATTATATTTAATATTATTATTCACAAAATAATAACGACCAGAATATCATAGCCTCGATTAGTTATTCCCCCAAACGTTCGCTGTTTCTGCATCAAAAAAGCAAACCTCTAACCCTCCTCTTTTTCTTCCTCTATTAACCGACATTCTTTCTGCTCTGGCTATAATTATTTTATTACCATTACTTTTCGGATCTCCATACACACCTACATAAAGCTGTTTTATTTTACCTACCTCTATTCTTTTCAAATAATGCTCGTCATTAGCTGCTAAAGAATGTCCATATATAAAAAGCGCTCCAATTATTTCACTAAAGCTTCGAAATGCCTTAGCAAGGTAATCATTATGTCTGATTCTAGAAAGTTTTTCATCGCTTTTACCTTCTGCGACAAATACAGGGAATAGATTCCTCTTCAATGCACTACGAATTTGCTCTATAAGGCGTACATTCGTATTTTTCCAAGTGTATTTTTGTAACTCAACGCCTGTATCAAATAGATGCAATGCCCCATGGAGAAAGAAACAATTTTGGTCATGACTATTACTGGGGTCCCAAGTGACATAATTAGCATCATAGTTTTCATATGGTTTTCTAAATCCATCATCTGAGGATGGTTCCTCTCCTTCAAGTGTATGCATATGTACCCAATAGAGTAATAAGTCATAATTTAAAGTATAAACGCGATTAAAATTATCAAGAAATGCCTTACAATATACATACTCTCTTTCCTCTAACTCACCAGGCCATCCAGGATGGCTACTAGCAATTGTTTGCACTAATAATTCTCTCAGTGAGTCAGCATCACTACTTAACTTTGCAAGGAGTTCAGCAGAGACATCCTCATAAGCTTTGAGTGCAATCGCAGAATCTCTTAGTATGCTAATAACCTTTTCAAAATCCTGAGTATCTAACTTATGAAAAACTTTTTTTGCAGATGTTGATAATTTCGAAAAATCTGCCTGTTCAAACAATTTTCCATATTGAAATATATTTGGTCTACATGCTATGCTGAAACCGTTTCCTAATAATAAATGTCTTTTTGATTGTTCTTCAGAACATAATAAAGCATCTTGAAATGTTAACACTTTTGTCATAGCAATCACCTTAAACGTTATACTTTTGAGAAAGCATACGATTACAATGTTAAAAATATAATAAAGATATTTACAGCACGTTAGTAATAACAATTATTTTTAAATTACTTAACCACGAAACACAATTGACTCATTTAATGCATTAATTACACTCTGGATATAATTTTTGTCATAACTTCTCAATGCTTGAGCTTCTCCTGATGAGCTATTGAGTACAACAATATATTCTGGCCGTATCTTTTTAAACCAAAAAATGGCAGCTAACAACATCAATACTCCAATAATCTTCCCTCCAGAATCTGCATTAAATGTAACTACAGCACCAATGATAGCTAAAATTACTGGGCCTACCTTTGAGGGGGTTGTTTGTAGTTGTTTAACTGACGTAACACCATTCATTGCATAGGTGGCACCACTTACTGTAAAACGAGAGTTTGTAACGCGAACATCCCCATGACTAAAAAATTCTTTTTCTTCCATTATATATTCCCAGAAATAAAAATAACTGTGACAAAAAATGTGATGTTGAAATAAGGGTATCAATAATAAATTACTACCAATTGGCTGATTAGCAAGTTATTTCAAACTTTGTTGTGCTAAAGCTGTCACGACCCTATCAGATTGAAGATTTCCATCTCCGATAGCATCCTCCCCCCATGAACACTCAAACCCAAATCACAGAAATCCTGCGCCAGCTGCACAACCTGATTCGTATTGGTACGGTGGCCGAGGTCGACCAAGCCCTGTGCCGCGTGGCGACGGGACACAATCCTCACACAATTTGAAGTGCTCTTTTTGGCCGCATTTTCCCTTCCATACCCATTGTTTCTGCAGTAGGTATGCCGCCGTGTTACGCAGGCTGTAAGTATCCCCGCATCAGGCCATTAGAAAGTGATGTGGTTATTAATCCAATTACTGGCACTCATGGCGCTAAGAAGGGAACGTGAAATCGTACAAACTCAACCCCAAGACAGGTGCATGATGGCGACCAAAAAACAAAGGGATACACCAAAGTCACCTATTGGGGCGACGTCAAAGCCGAATTCGACGGCGGAGTCGCTGGCTGCACCGTGATGCTGTTTGACCTATTGCCCTTGGCGGTAAAGCAGATTGTTGCCGCGAAAATTGCCACCAGCCTTGCCGCTGCCGAAACGAAAGCGGCTAAGGACGGTGAATAGTGTCCTACTACAAAATCAACACGGCGGCCGCCCTCGCCGCATGGGATAACGAATGACGCCTACGTGATGAATTAGTGGATAGAAAACCGGGAGCTTTGAATGCAGACTCGCTTACCAAAGCATTTGTTAAAGCATTGAAGGCTACCGATCTGGTTTATAAAATATCCCCGCCCAGTTTTCACGAGATCCGCAGCTTGGCGTCGCGGCTTTATGAAGCGGAATACGGTAAGGAATTTGCGCAGAAGTTGCTTGGGCATAAATCGATGAAAATGACGAATGTATACCTAGATTCACGTAAAAATGAGTGGGTTGAGATTTAGGCCGAGTATAGGATTTCGGGGAAATTTCGGGGGATTTCGGGTGAAACACAAAAAATTAATTAAAATCAACAATTTAAAAAGAGACCGAATACTATCCATCTGTTGTTTTATTCATATAAAACAAAAAGTTAAAGTCAAATATGAGGATTTGGGCGGCAAAATGGCGGCAGCAAATGTTTTCGGTCACAATAGATTATATCTAGGCTTCCCTAATAACCTTATGGATTATATGCTATAAGCAAATTTATTGGTTATGGAGACACACTGGTGACTAAGCCGCCGCCGTTAACGGAAGACCAAAAGAAGATACTCTCGATTATAGAACCTCAGCTCCGCTGTTGCGTGAAAACCGCTGAATTCGAAAAAGCAAAAAAATTAACAACCCAATTACAAAAATTATTACGTCCAACAGGTCATGAGACACGATTGCTTCAAGCAAAAAATTGGCTATATGAAACCGCCTTAGAAGCTGGATATATTGATTTTGCTAAATCTGGTTTTCAAGGCACGATGAAGAAAAGCTCTGACCGTACACGAATTCACTTAGAGGCCACAGCATTATTAGCTATATGTTTTTTAAGAGAAAGTAATATTGATAAAGCTAGTAAATTAATTATGTCGGCAGTAGAAAGCATCAACAACATATCATCTGAAGCGCGTAGAAAACAATTTCACAAACGGCTATTAATAAGATTAGAAGAAGAAAGCATTCTAGCTGGAATAGTAAGTAAGCATTCAGAACCGTTAATTTTAGATATTGTTGATAAAGAAACCATTAGACTCGTAATGACCCAATCTGAAAATCAGATTTTAATTGGCATGGGAAGTGCCATACCTGCACAATCTATTGATTTATTAAAGAAAGTACAAGAAGCATATCTTTTACGTCTTCCTGGCCCAGATAGAAAATTACTACCTCCTCCATTAGTTGAGGAAAAAAAAGAAGAACTTGGTAAAAGAGCAAACTCAGCACTAAAAAGAGTTGCTTGGAGATCCTTATGTAGTCCAGAAAGTGAAGTTTATAAGGCATGGAGTGGTGGTCTATCAGTTGTATATGATAAGAAATATATTGCGAGTGCTATAGTTGCTTCCTTTAATTCGTTTAGCATATCAATAGTTATGCTTGCAGCAAGCGCTGCTGCATTAGCAATAAAATTTTGTGCCGAAGTATTTTGTGAAACCTTTTCACCAAATTCATTAATGATCGAAAAAAAAGATAAGAAATAACTGTGATTGCAGGTGATGAATTAGTATTAATGCATCACCTATGTTTTATATATTATCAATCCACTGATAGGTGGATACGACCAAGCTACTACTCCCTTCGGACTTAATCGTCATTCCAGCGCATGTAAAAAGCACATTGAAAAAATTCATTTTTTATTCTTTTTAAAAGTTAGGTTCTATCGTCAAAGAAACACGCCCTACCGCATTAACCTCATCGACGCCACACTGGAAATCAGAAAAACTGTTGGTAACATTAATCTTCTTACCGGGAATCAGCGTGATATCGTAAATATCGTGCTTCCCATCAATATCAAGCAACCAGCGGCCATTGCTAATACTGGTTATACCGACATCAACTAGCCAGCTTGTCGATTTACTCTCAATAAATACCGGTTCAAGAAGGTCCACAGGTAAAAACTTGCTATCAATAAACCACTCGCCTGACGGTTCAAGCATTCCCGCTTTGAGTTGCTGTTTTGGCAAGATGGTCACAAAATCATTATTTCCAGCAACGTCACTTTCTACAGCGGCAGCAATCCCCTTCCCTGTTGCCAACCACGCCAACGCAACCCCAGTATCAAGCGCACAAGTCACTACAACATCGCCGGGAAAAAAGTCACGCCGTATCCATGTACTGATCGTACCGGTCGGAATACCAAGTAAGTCAGCTAATTCTTTTTGAGTGCTGAAACTATAAGCATCCAATATCCGACGTAGCACCGCCTTACCGCCAGATGCCAGTATCTGCTCGTACAGTTTTTTTCCTGCTAGCTCTTTATCTTTTTTTTCAAAATTCGATTTTTCGAATTTCCCGGTCATTAACCATCGCAAATCAGTATCGGTATCCAGCGCGCATTTGATAATGGAGTTACCTGGAACACTGTCACGTTGTATCCAACCGCTGATGTTATTGGCTGGGATCTCCAAGCATTCCGCCAATGTTTTTTGCGACGTAACACCATAAGAAGAAAGTAATCTTTCAATAATTTCACTGGCACTGCTTTTATCGATAGCCATAAAAAACCACCAGAAAGTGATAAAAAATCATTTACGAAATCACTTTTACGATCTAAAGTGATCGCACACCACATGCAATCCCATAGAACACCATGACCTGTAGGAGATATTGCGTTATGTCTCAAGATATTGCAACGCAAAGACAGTCTTTTGAGGCTGCAATTACCCCAGATTTGCTATTGGCTTTAGCCCAATTCCTCACCCCGACATTAAACAGCATTGTTTCTAGCGCTATCGAAACAGCATTGGCTACCAATATGTCCCCCACCATGCCGAAGAAAGAGTTCGCAAAAATCAATGGAATTAGTGAGTCACTACTTGAAAAGTGGATCGCTAAAGGCGTTGTTCTGCTTGCTCCCACACCAACCAGCACGGTTAAGCGCAGCTATATCTGCAAAAAGACAGGCCGTGAAATCAATAACGTGATGGAGAAACACGGCAATGCGCTAATTAATCTTGATGCATGGCGCGAGAAAAATCGTCAGCACGCGCTTAAATGTCGTTATATAAAACCATAATTCGATTATTCGAATTTTAACGGGAATTAGCAATGTTTGAGAAAGGAACCGGAAAACAACTTCATTGGGATTCTGCCCTGCGGCGCTTTGCTGGCATGACGGACATTCAGAAACTGGCTAAGTCCGTTGCGATAAATCCGCAAACGCTGCGTAATAAGCTGAACCCCGCGCAGCCTCATGAACTGACGGTGATTGAGATGCTTCGTATCACTCATGTCACTGGCGATTACACCTTGTTAGATGGCCTGCTCGCACAGTTAGGTCGCCTGCCCTCAATGAAAATGGCTGATAGAACTGACCTGCGTGATTTGCCCGAATGCATTTTGCAAATCACAGCAGCAAACGGCACGCTGGCGAATGAAACGGTGTTACTGATGGCCGATAGTCGCCTGTCAAAGCGTAGAAAAGACGCGATAGTGTCTCAGGCAAATAATGCGGTCCGTGATTTAGCCATATTTGCCTATTCAATTGAAGAACGTTTCCATCGCGTTTCAGAAAATCCCCCTGTGCTTGAGAATACCTGAACAACAAGATTAAAACTAAATAGCTGACCCGCCTACTTATGATAAGGAGCCAAAGCATGAGTTACCATTGTGCCTTTACTGCCGAAAATGTGCGTTTGATGCCGACTCATTTACGCAGACTTATCGGTAAACATTTCGCCGGTTCTCGTTGGGCTGATACTTGTGAGTTTTATAATAAAATCCCCCAACGTTATCGCGCGACAATTTGCTTTCATGCCACACTGAAAAAACGTCACACCACATTTAAATTTGAGGAGTTGAATGAATCCGAGAGAGAACTCATTGTGAACGCTATTGATGAGTTACGTCGCTATTTCATTCAGTGCCATAGACGACCGCTGGACACCATAGCATTTATCCACCGTCTTCCTCTTAGTGTCCGTAAGACCTTATTTCTCCATGCTGGGTTGAGTTCCATTGAACTGGGTCTTCCCCTATGGCATATCAAGCAGAGTTCGTGTCACTGGCGACATTCATTATTAACTGCATTGGATGAAATGTTGAATATATTTGATGATCTTCCAGCAATCATTACTTCAGCCAGACCCGAGAGTTATAGTCAGTCATTAAGTTAGTTTTATTTTAAAGATGAGACGCGTGTTGCGGCGGGATTTCTATTGCCCTAAGTCTAGGAGAATAGAATGGTGCATAGCGCCACTGATATTCAATGATCAATAAAAATGGCGCTTTCCCGGCGTAGTGAATATTCCCCATAAAGAAAAGGATGACGATTAATGGTGGATTCGATGGATATCATTCAAGAACATCAATTAGCCACGCTGGAACGTCAAATTACAGCGGCGCGTATCACACAGTTAGGCGAATCTGCTTCCATTTGTGAAGATTGTGACCAACCTATTCCTGAGGCCCGTCGTGCGGCATTACGGGGAGTACAATGCTGTATTTTCTGCCAGCAGATTCGTGAGCAACTTAACGCGCATTATCGGCGCTGATCATGCCGCAAGTTCAGCCCGGACGTACCGCCCCATCGCCGCCGCTACCTTATCCGGGCATCTGCGCCACGCGGTCTGCCTATACCTATCCCGGCAGTCATCCACGTCAACCCTTCGCGGGCTTACAACGAGCGCTTACCCGCGAGCAATTCGTTCAAGGGCAAGCCGTTTTAGCCAATATCAATCAACTCCCTCAATTTTTGCGCGTGCAGTTTATTTCTCGCTATGAATTTCTATTAGCCAGCAAGGGGGGGTGCGCGGCCAATAAGTGGTTAGTGTTTATTTTCGATAAACGGATCTGGCCGCGTATTAAGACGGTTAATCATAAGAATAAGATGAATGTTAATGCCGTGAGTAGGTTTTCTATTGAACCAGAGGATTATGACAAACTACCGGGGTTGCATAATAAAGCGCTGCGTCATTTAGCTCAGTTAATTGCCAGTGAATTAATGGTACTGCATAACAATTATTGCACCGAACGTATCGCAGATAATCAGGGCGACAGCCGTATTTTATTGCAATCTGATACGCAGGCGCGGATATACGGCGATCTTGCCACAATAGCGCGCGCTTTGAATGTGACACCGATGCACTGGCGTAAATACCTGAAAGGTCGATTAGATATCACGTCAGCGATTGCCAGTCTGTCACGGCTGGTAAATCCTGAATGGTGGGAGCGGCGGTTAAAGGCACAACGAACACGTTGGCGTGAAGCGTTATTGATTGCCGCTGGCAATGTCAGTCGAGATCCCTCGGCATCTTCTTATGCCAGTAAATTAGCAATTCGTGAGGTGCTGACCCGTCGCCAATCTAATCTGGAGTATCTGAAACGTTGCCAGTTGGAGAATATGACCACTGGCGAGCGTATCAATCTGATCGATAAGGTACTGGCGAGTATTTCTAATCCAGAAATTCGCCGTATGGAGCTAATGAGCACTATCGCCGGTATTGAAAAATACGCCGTTTCACAGAAACACGTCGGCATGTTTCTGACCATCACAACGCCCTCAAAATATCACCCTACCCGCGTGATCCGCCGAGGTGATGCCGTACAAGTGCAACTAAATCATAAGTGGGATGATGAAGCCTATTCCCCGAAAGAGGGTCAGCGATATCTGTGTGGTATTTGGGCAAAAATGCGCACGGCGTTTAAGGATAACAAGTTAGCCGTTTACGGTATTCGGGTGGTTGAACCACATCACGATGGCACACCACATTGGCATATGATGTTGTTTTGTGAGTGCAAGCAGCGCCAGCAGGTTATCAATATCATGCGTGGTTATGCATTGAAAGAGGATGCTGATGAACGTGGCGCGGCTGAAAATCGTTTTGAATGTAAGCAGTTGGATCAAGGTGGGGCTGCGGGGTATATCGCGAAATATATTGCCAAGAATATTGATGGCTATGCCCTTGAGGGGGAGCGCGATGATGAAACCGGTGAGTTGCTGACTCAATCTGCCGCGGCGGTGACGGCGTGGGCCGCGACTTGGCGTATTCCCCAATTTCATCCCATTGGCATTCCTTCGATGGGGGCTTATCGCGAATGCCGCCGTATCCGTTTTATCAGTCTGGCGGACAAATTTGATGCCACCGTTGAGGCGGTGCGCCATGCAGCCGATGAGGGAGATTTTGCGGCCTATATCGCTGCACAGGGTGGCACCAATGTATCGCGTGCTAAGCAAACCGTAAGGGTCGCCAGACGCATTGCCGATGAGCTAAATACTTACGATGAGGAGGTGCCGAAAGTTGTGGGGATTTATGCCCCGCATTTGGGTCCCAGCCATATTTATACAACACGCACCAGCCAATGGCGTATCGTGACTCAGGCCGTTGACCTTGAGCCTTTGACCTTAAAAAGCGCCTCTGGCGCGTCTCGGAGTTCTGTCAATAACTGTGGGTTGGGGGTAGAAAATCGCCCCAACGAATCGGTAAAGATGGCAATAGCGCCCGCACCTGATGCCATTATTGATTGGTCGGACACCGCCACCGTGAGAGCGATGGTAGCCCGCGTTAAAGAGAAACAGACAGCGATTCGCCAGAGGCAACGCAGCTATGATCCCACCAAGGGCCGGTTTATTGCACCCTCAGCCCGTTTAACCCGCGAAGAACGGCAGCGCATCCCAAAAATCCGTCATGATTTACTGCTGAGAGATTACAACGCCCAACGTTGGGAACTGGAATCGTTAGCCCGTGGGGCAACAATGACGTTGGGAGACAGTATTATTCAGTATCCCGTGATAGCCGATTGGTCAGCATTTCTGTGAGTCAGCGATTAATAAAGAGAAGTATGAATAAAGTGCCTGATTTTGCGCCAGACATTACCACCCTAATTATATTGCATTTTTCTAACGCACCAGCATGACTTCACTATACAAATTAATTCGCTAATCATCTTAATAAACAGTGGGTTAAATAGAACAATTCGCATTATGCAGTATTGACCCTTTAAGTCATTTACTTGATACTGTATATAAAAACAGTAACTATAAGGAGTAATAGTGGAAGCCACTGACAGAACGAAAGTCACGCTCGCTCGAATTCAACTTATCGCCGATATCTCACAAGTTGCGCACTGTAGTACATCCGAGTTTCTTATCGTGATGGCGTTGATTTCCGATCTTGCCCATCAGGCAATCACTGAGAGTCAATTTCAGGACAGATTTTATCGTGATATAGAGAAAGAAAAACATTGATGATGGGAATATATGGTATTTGATTAGCATATTAATGATAAGATTATCTTTCTTTATTACATCCTTAATTGTAATAAGTTAACTAACGAGCGGGATTCATTTTAGCTAAAACCACATTGATATTGACACCGACATCCCCATCTCTATAATGACTTTAACAGCGCTAAACCCCCTCCTGCTGATGTTATGGCAGTGACGGTTTAGCCTTTTTTTTACCTAAAATTTGCGAGCTATTTATGGATAAAAACGCTCAACACCCTTGTTCTCCCCCAAAACAAGTTAAAGTATTTCTAGAGTATCCGACATTATTAGATTTGCTTGAGGAGCGGGGAATGATAATTACTGACCGCGCACGCTGTGAAAGGAAACTTGCCCAAGTGGGCTATTATCGCCTTTCAGGTTATTGGCACAGTGCCAGAGTCTTTATTCGAACCGGTCGTGATATTATTTATCAGAATAAATTTCAGCCCAAAACCTATTTTGATGATATATTTAAGTTCTACTTATTCGACAAGTCTATTCGTCAGGCGTTTATAGACGCATTAGAACGCATTGAAATTTTTTTTAGAACCATAATTTCGCATGAAGTCGGTCGAATAGACCCATTAGCCTATAAAAACAAAAAATTATTTACCCGGAATTCATTTGATAAAAATAAAAAAGGACCTAATTATCCCGAGTGGAATAGCCGTCACGATAAAATGCTAAGAGGAAGTAAAGAAGACAGTATTGTCTCTCATTACAAGGCGAAAAAACCTATCCCCATATGGGTCGCAGCTGAGGCTTGGGATTTTGGTACTCTAACTAAATTTTACAGTATGTTGAAAGACAGCTACAAAGATAGTATTTGTGCGCGTATTGATATTGATAGTCGTGATACATTAGATAACTGGCTGATTAACTTAAATGGCATTAGAAATCGTTGTGCTCATCATTCCAGGCTTTGCAACCGTGCAAATCCGAGGACGTTTATGACACCTAATAATAATTATTTTAATTCTTTGAATTTAACTCAAAATGAGTGTGAAAAACTCTTTGGCAGTATCGCAGTTATAGGGTATTTATTGAAGAAGATAGGCCCAAGTAGTCATTGGTTATTGAGATTGGCTGATCTTATCGATAGAAAACCGTATGTTCCCGGATTCTTTTACAGCTCGATGGGTTTTGCCAAGGATGCGATGGTATTTCCTAGAGAACGATTTATAGAGTTAAAACGTTAGTTATATTCCCGCACTATATGACTAGTGCGGGAATCATGAAATGAGATTATTTTCTTAAGGCAGCGAGTTTATTAATTTTTGGTAAGATCTCAATCGTTTAACATCTCAAAATATTGCTATTAGATGGCAACATTAGTTGATTTATTATCAGCTCTCTGTTGTAACTCCTCACATAATTTTTGATTGATTGAAAAGAGTGTTTTAAACAAGAAACCGGTGGTCAATATAAAGCTGCTGAGTTGATTCAGACTTTCAGCGGTAAATTCGTGAATATGATTAAACGCAAGCGTGTCTAACGTAGTCCCTATGTATTTCATGCCGTTGTATAAGCCATCATTGCAACTGTCGAGTTCTCGTGAAAACGCACTGAGCTGGTGATTGGTGAAAGCGTTGAGATCTAACTTGGCAGTAAACGCGAGGAAATCGGTATGGCCGGAATAAATATTCTTTTCCATGAAGGTAGATTCCGTGGTTGGTGATAATCCCTACCACCCAAGACGTCAATCTTAGGGTGGTAGCTCAGACGGAGTTGACGTTACCGGTTACCACGACCCGGCGCCTCTTTCGAAGCCCCCGCCTGAGCCACCATAAACTTTAAGTGTACACAAGCCGTGTCCATACATTACAAACGTATTTAGACACCGTAGTAAATATTCGGAACGTCAATTCCGGTAACAGATTTTGCTGTTACGGCGGCACTATAGCCCAACGTTTTTACCCAGCGCAATGAGACAAAGGAAAACTAAGATAACTTTTGATATGAAATCGAAAATCAGAAGTGGATACATAGATATTTCATATTTTTCAATGAAATGCTATTACACACTCTACCCTATATCGCTTATACGCTTTCGACGCGTATTGCGCAGTTCAGCAAATTTTTTCGCACCTTCACAGCCATGCGTGTATAGCGTGCATGATTTTGCATGACGGTGCCGAACTCTATTATGACAGCTAGCATCAGCACTAATGCGGACCTTGATGCTACACGCACCGCACGAAAAACCCCCAACAAAGCGCGCAGGCGTGGCGGGGATAGCATTGCGCGCAAAAGGGTTTGCGCATCACCTGAAAGCGTCCACGCCATACTATTGATAGATAAACCTCTTCACAATGAACAAATCAACTTAGCACACATAACTATGATTTTTTTGATTCAGAACAAATTTACAGTATCAAAAATACACACAGCCTATTTCTTAGTAAAGATTTTCATGACCTGATGCTCATATTTTAATTAAAGTTTATCTTAATGTTGATAAAATAATAAATCATGTCTAAATTTTATATTTATTGGTGGTAACTTAACGGAAAGTACATTTTTTAATCAAATGAGACCATTGTCTCTGAAGGACACTACGCAATGCCGATACCTGCTGTTTTAATTGAGAAAATTAAAAAAGGACGTGTTATTTTATTTTTAGGTTCAGGAGCTCTATTTGGAGCAAAATTAGAAAACAATGACATTCCTAATGGAAGTGGACTAGGTAATTTACTTTCAGACAAATTTCTTGCCGGTGACTACAAATACGAATCCCTTTCTCAAATTGCTGAGTTATCAATGTCAGAACATGGTATTTTCGATGTTCAAGATTATATAAAAGAAATATTTGATGGAGTTTCACCTGGTTATTTTCACAAAAAAATACCAAATTTTCATTGGAAATCAATCTTCACAACCAATTATGATAGGTTAATAGAAAGTTGTTATCAGGATAGTAAAGATAGCCAGCAACGGTTAAAAGTTTACATATCAAATAATGATACTCTAAAGGAGGGATTCAAGACAAATGATTATTTAGACTATGTAAAACTTCATGGTTGTATTACAAGGACTAGAGACCCAAGTTTGCCATTAATTTTAACTGTAGAGCAATACAATGAATATGAAAAAAACAGATCAAGCCTATTCAATTATCTCTATGAATTAGCAATTGAGTTTACTATTATTTTTGTAGGCCATAGTTTGCAAGATGCAAACATTAGACATATTATATCGTTAGTACAACAAAATGTCCCTCAAGGACAGAGGCATTATTTATTAAAGCCTGATGTGAAAGAAGCTGAAAGTAATTTATGGAGCTCTAAACGAATAGTCGCACTAGACTATTCGTTTGAGAAGTTCATGAATGAACTTGAGCAAACAATTCCATCAGACAAAAGGTTCCCATATCTCATAGCTCCTCCGTCAAAACATTTAATTCAAGGAATATTTAATACAAATGCCCCACCATCAGAAGAACTTATTAGATTTCTTACAGATTATGTTGAATATATTAAAGATGAATTGATATTTAAAAAATCAACTCCAGCCGATTTCTACAAAGGAAGTGACTTAGGGTGGTACCCTCTTACTGAGGATCTGGCAATTAAGCGTTCTATTTTTGACAGATTTTTTGATGAGATTGTATTAAAGCCAGAAACAGACAGAACAGAAAAAACAGAGTTAGTAATATTAAAAGGGGAGGCCGGAGCTGGGAAAACCGTATTCTTAAGACAAATAGCTTGGAAATTGAAAGACAGCGGTTTTGGATGTGCCTTGTGGGTAAACAACTCTGATGGTATGAATATTGAACACTTAAAAGAGATACATGAGAAATCTGGCGAGCGTTTGTTTATATTTTGGGATGATGCATCGTTAAATACACAGAAAATATCCTCAACCATGCAAAGTGCATTAAAAGATAGAATTCCTATAACAATTATTACTTCAGAAAGATATAATGAGTGGAATACACGCTGTGATTCTTTAAAGGATTTTGTTACAGAAATATATGCTCTCAACAACCTAAACTTATCCGAAGTTGAAGAACTTATATCACGATTAGAAATACATAATTGCCTTGGGCCAAACTTAAAAGATAAGTCTCGTCAAGAAAAAATAAAAACTTTCACTGTTAGTTTTGAAAGACAACTTTTAGTTGCACTTCACGAAGCGACAATGGGAGAACCTTTTGAAGAAATTATTTTTAACGAATATGAATCCATTGAACCATTGCAAGCTCGTTCAATTTATAGAACCATTTGTACTTTAAACAGACTTCGAGTCCCCGTTCGAGCTGGCCTTATAGCAAGAATATTTAATATTACTTTTGAGGACTTTAAAGAAAGGTTTTTCCTTCCATTGGAAAAGGTTGTTTTATGGGAGCAAGGAAACAGTCAGGATATACATTACAGAGCAAGACATTCAGAAATAGCCGAGATAGTATTTAATCGTACGTTTTCCACAGCTCTTGATCGTTTTAATGAATATATAAGCATTCTGGGTAAAATTAATATTTCCTATGAGTCTGATAGAGTATCATTTAGGCAATTAATGAGAGCTAAATCTTTAAATGAAATATTTCCAGAATATAATGATGTGAAAAACATCTTTAGTTTTGCAATAAATACAATTGGTGAGGATGCTTATTTATTACAGCAAATGGCCATTTTTGAAAGAATTCGCCCAAATGGTAATCTTAACGAAGCTATAGATCTGTTAAGCAGAGCTAAAGAACTTTCTCCATTTGATAGCAGTATTTATCATACTCTGGCAACTATTTGGCGTGATAAAGCAAAATACAGCGCAGAACCATATGCTAGGATAAAATTCAGAAGTGAAGCGAGAAAAATACTCACAGATGCAATAGGTAAGTGGGGCAATAGTTCATACATATCATCAACTATGATCGAGTTATCTATAGATAATTTTGAAGATTATCTTTCCGATACGAGCTTATCAAATAGAGTAATAGATGAGACCATAAGTAAAATAGAAGAAGATATAATTCAAAGTAAGCAAAGATTCCCTGATGATAGTATATTATCTCGCCTTGAAGCCAGACTGGCAACTATTATGAAAGATGATGCTCGAGTTTTATCATCTTTACAAAGTGCTTTTAATGACAACAATCGAGATCCTTATATAGCTATAAGGTTGTCTAAAATATATTTAGAGAAAAACAACATCCCTGACGCACTCCTAATATTAAAATCAGCAATTGAGCGAAGAAGAACAAATCATAAATTGAATTTTCATTATGCCGAAATATTACGAACGTCAGGGGATGTTAACTACGACACCTTATCTTATTACTATAGACGATCATTCACACCTAAAGATCAAAACCATCAAGCTCAGTTCTGGTTCGCTCGATTTGCATCAGAATCATCTGATCCTAAAGATATAAAACTATCTGAGGAAATTTTCTCCAACCTCAGGGATATTAGAGTTTCAAAAGATGAAAAACTTAAAGTTAGAGATTTCTCTGGGGGTATTGATACACCAAAGATATCACGTGGGGTGATAAAGAGATTAAATACGGGCTTTGGATTTATATCAATCGATGGTACTGGGAAAGAACTATTCTTCCCTAGAAATGAGATTGAAGACGAATTATGGGATGCATTACGCCCAGATGATAGAGTCAAGTTTCATTTAGGTTATAGTTATAATGGTCCAGTTTGTTGCAATATAATCCCATCTTAATTATTTTAGGCTCATATTAAATGAGCCTAAAGCTCTTACTTTATAACCCATATCCCCGAAACCCCACCACCCTTTCCCCCACCCACTCATTCACCTCTTTCAGCCGTTCCTGCAACGGCATCAGTTCATTCCTCACAAACACCTGACTCGCTTTTTCTATATCACCAAATCCGCCGGTATTGTTGGGGATAATCCCCATCATCTGCGGTGGCACCCGGTGCACACTAAGCAAATCGTCGCGGGTAGCGTTCTTGATATTAAAAAAGTCATCTTTAGTGGCGACTTCACTGAGTGGCAGAATCTTGATTCCATCGGGCTTGCCGTTAGGTGCGTACATAAACAAATTGCGGAAATTACCTAACCCCTTGGTGTCGCGCATTGCTTTACGCATTGCCTCAATATCGCTGCTACTTTGCGCGGCATCGGTCATATACAAAATATAGCCCGCGTGCGCGCCGTTCTGATAATACTTGCGACGGAACAACGTGGCCGCTTCATTCAGCCATGCCGAATTTAAGCCGCTGAGATACTCTGGCAAACCATAAAGTTCCTGATTAATATCTGGCTCAATCAGATGAAACACCGCCCCGGCGTCAAACGCGTGATCGACCTTCCCACGCTGCACAAACCAATAACAATCCTTCTCTACGCCTCGGCGGGTGTATTTGGCAGGACTGGGATCGAGGCGCAGTGGCTCGCCCAATTGATTACGGCGCAGCTCTAAAAATGCATTACCGAACACCAGATAATCCAATGCATAGCGGCTAAAGGCTTGCTGACTCAACATCGGATGAGGAATAAACGTGCTCGCCAGAATATTGCGCTTCACATACAGCGGTGAACTGTGATGCACCGCCGCCCGAAAACTGCGCGCCAGTCCATCAAAACTGATCGGCGGTTCATACCACTTACCATTACCGGTGCACTCGATATAATCCAGAATTTCCCGCTTATCCAGCACGGCGGAGGGTTCGCCAAAAGTGAACGCCTCAACTGGCGTCGGGTTCTTTTTCAAAATCTTAATGTTGCGGCCTCGGCGCTGGCTCATGCATTAAACTCCAAAATATTGGGGTTGTGGCCACCATTAATGGCGGTAAGGGGTTCATTTAACAGGGCGTGCATAATCGCCCACGCCACATCGGCATGGCTGGCCTCTTCACTGCGGCTGGCGACATAAGTCGTCCGGGCACCGCTGGCGGTCATGGTCTTACGAATAGCCATAAAGGATTGCGTGATGTCGGTGTGACCGGTGTCATACTCCAGACGGCCACTATTGATGGTGTGCTTGGCTTTCAACACCATCGAGGTCTTGATTTCAGGGGTGTATTTGATTTCCCTTGCTGCCGGGAAGAACTGGCGCACCAACTGAAAAACACCTTGGCCGACAGTAGTGGCATCGATGCCGATATATTCCACACAATACTTTTGTGTCAGTGCTTCGATATGTTTCGCCTGCGCCTCAAAATCCATGCCCTTCCACTGATGCCGCTCCAGTACGCGAAACTTACCGCCCGGCACCATTGGCGGCGCAATCACCGCGCATCCGGCACTGTCGCCGCCGTTCGCCTCAGACGGGTCATAACCAATCCACACCGGACGATAACTAAATGGCCGCAATGAATAGGGGTTGTAATCCTCCCACTCCTCCAGACTGTCCACCATACAGGCTTGCAACTCAGCGAACGGGAACACGGACGCCTGATCATCGACAAACTCGCACATCAACAGATTTTGGTATTCAGATGGGCTGTATTCCAGCGCCAGTTGGTCAAGGTCGAACAGATTACAACCGCCGGTCAGTGCATCCTCAACCGTGACAATCTGCCGCCACTGCCCGTCGGCGCAGAGCGCACCTCGGGCCAAATGGCTGTGACTAAGATCCAGTTGGATATGATCAGATTTATTGCGGCGTCCCTTATTGAACAGCTCACCAGACCAGAACGAATAGGCACTGTGGGCCAGACTCGACGGCGTAGAGAAGTAGGTGGTACGCCATTTTTTGTGCAATGACATGCCGGACGCCACTTTGCGCAACTCCTGAAATTTCGGTATCCAGAAATACTCATCCAGATAGAGATTCCCGGTATAGCTCTGCGCGGTGCGCACATTAGTGCCGAGAAAAAACAACCGCGCGCCATTCGCCAGCACCATTGGATCGCCCTTCAGATCAACATCTACACACCGAGCAAAATCAATAATATAGCTTTTGAACACATGCGCCTGCGCCTTACTGGCCGACAGAAAAATCTGATTGCGCCCCGTGGTGATCGCGTCCAGCAGCGCCTCACGAGCAAAGAAGAAGGTAGCACCAATCTGGCGCGACTTTAGGACATTGCGGATACGGTGAGCCAGCCCGGCCTCAAACCAATTACGCTGATAATCAAAGATATTTTCGTGAAAAATAGATCCCAGTTTTTCAATCGCTGACTCACTGAACAGATTTTTATCTGGGCTCTTGCGCTCCCCCTTATTTCGATTAGCCACCTTTGGATTTAAATCGGCCTCGCTGCCGGTCAGGCTGTAGCGGTTCACCCTTGCCAATCGTTCAATCTGACGACCCAGCAGGTCAATCTCTTTAAAATCCCGCCCCTCTTTGGCGTCTTTCATGATGAGCTGAATCAACCGAGCTTCCAGACTGCTCTCCACACGAGAGATCGGCGCGATAGCTTCCCACTTATCGCGCTGCTTCCAACTCTGCACCGTCGGCGACTTCAGGCTAAGCTGCTCGGCAATTTGGCGCACAGAATACCCCTGCCAATAAAGCAAAGCCGCCTGTCGTCGAGGGTCGTGGATGAGAGTACCGGTTATCGTCTGCATGGCCTAAAGGCTACGCCACCATTCGGCTCACACTCCTGCTCTCACGGTTGTGCCAAGGGCCAGACAACCGGGGCGCGTTGTGGCTGCACCTCGATATTTAGACACTGATTTACCGCTCATGACTGGACAACAAAATGGCGAAGAAAGTCTCTAAATACTTCCGCATCGGGGTTGAGGGCGATACCTGTGATGGGCGAGTCATTAACGCTGATGATATTAACCAGATGGCCGACACCTTTGACCCACGGGTGTATGGATGCCGCATCAATCTGGAACACCTAAAAAGCTACTCCCCGGACAGCTTATTCCGCCGCTACGGTGACGTCATTGGCCTCAAAGCAGACACCATTGACGACGATTCCGCCCTAAACGGCAAACGCGCCCTGTTCGCCCAGATCAGCCCAACCGACGAGTTGGTCTTGATGAATAAAGGCCGCCAGAAAATTTATACCTCAATGGAGGTCTGCCCGAACTTTGCCAACAGTGGCAGCGCCTATCTGGTCGGTCTGGCAGTGACCGACGATCCTGCCAGCCTCGGCACCGAAATGCTGTCATTCAGCGCCAACGCCAAACATAACCCCCTGACGGGCCGCAAGGCGCATCCGGATAACCTGTTCTCCGCAGCCGTTGAGGTAAAAATGGAATTTGAAGACGTGACCGAACCGGGCGCGACACTGCTTAACCGCGTAATCGCCGTATTCAGCCGTAAACAGACCAGCGATGACGCCCGTTTTAATGATGTGCATGAGGCAGTGAACACAGTGGCAGAGCATGTTCAGACACAAGGGGAAGTGATCGAAACCCGCTTTGGTGACATAAAAAAAGAACTGAGCGAACAGATCGACCGACTGCAACAGAATATCGAACAGAATCAGCACGCGGTCACCGCCCTGAAAACCCAGCTTTCCCGCAGTGAAAACCTCAATCAAAGCACTCGCCCCATCGCCACTGGCGGTAATAACCAAACCGACACCTTGACTGATTGCTAACCCCCTTATTCCCATTCATCAGGATGATTATGCGCCCAGCAACTCGTTTTAAATTTAATGCCTACCTGACCCGCCAAGCCGAGCTGAATGGCGTGGCAACGGTGGACCTGAATAAAAAATTCAACGTTGATCCTTCCGTCACCCAAACCATCATGACCCGCGTGCAAGAATCCTCCCAATTTCTGAGCCGCATCAACATCGTACCCGTAGCGGAGCTGACCGCTGAAAAAGTGGGCCTCGGCGTGACCGGCTCCATTGCCAGCAACACCGACACCGACGGCGGCGATGAACGCGAAACTGAAGATTTTCTGGCGCTGGACAGCGAAAAATACTTCTGCGAGCAGGTGAACTATGATTTCCACATTCGCTATAACACCCTTGACCTGTGGGCGCGTTATCAAGACTTCCAGACCCGCTTGCGTGACGCCATTATCAAGCGGCAAGCCTTGGACCGCATTCTGGCGGGTTTCAACGGCATCAGTCGCGCCAAAACCTCCAACCGCGCCCAACACCCATTGTTGCAGGACATCGCGGTAGGCTGGTTACAAAAATACCGCACCCATGCCCCGACCCGCGTCATGAGCCGCATCATCGACGAAGAGGGCAACGTACTATCCGCCACCATCCGCATTGGCCGCGACGGTGATTACCTTAATCTCGACGCACTGGTAATGGATGCCACCAACCACATGATCGCCGACTGGCATCAGGAAGATCCTGCTCTGGTGGTGATCACCGGCCGCCAGTTAATGCAGGACAAATATTTCCCCCTCGTGAATAAAGTGCAGGAGAACAGCGAAACCCTCGCTGGGGATCTGATTATCAGCCAAAAACGTATTGGCAATTTACCGGCCATCCGCGTGCCATTCTTCCCCCCCAATGCCCTGTTGATCACCCGCCTCGATAACCTCTCTATCTACTGGATGGAGGATTCACACCGCCGCCACATTAGTGAAAATCCCAAACGGGACCGCATCGAAAACTACGAATCCATCAAACAGGATTATGTGGTGGAAGACTACGGCTGCGGCTGCTTGGTGGAAAATATCGAGATTCTCCCCACGCCCAAAGGGGATAGCGACGTTAACCGCTTGGCGGATGCGCTCCTGACCGCAGTAAACAGTGTCGCTGCGCCCGTCATTGCCCAAGAGGATCAGTAGATCATGTCCAGCCCGGCACGTCGCCACTTTTTGCAGCAATCCGCCATGCTCGCCGCCCAACAGCGGGACAACCCACTACGCCATGCCACCGGCTACGAACAGATGTTACTCAAGCTCAACGAAGATAAACGCAAGCTGAAACAGATCCGCTCGCAAGAACGCAAAGCCGAACTAAAACGCCAACTCTTGCCGGATTACCGCCCGTGGGTCTCTGGTGTGCTGAGTGAGGGCAACGGTGCGCAGGACGCTATTCTGATGACCATCATGATCTGGCGTCTCGATGCCGGAGATATCCCCGGCGCACTGGATATCGCCCGTTATGCCCTGCGCTACCAGTTAGTGCCCACCGACCGCTTTACCCGCTCGACCGCTTATCTGATTGCCGAGGAGGTGGCTGAATCTGCCGGGCGCGCTTACGCCACCGGACAGCCAGTGGATATCGCCCCCCTGCTGCAAACCATTGAGCTGATGGAAGATGAAGACATGCCCGATCAGGTGCGGGCCAAACTACACAAAATCACCGGCTATGTGCTGCGGGACAGTGATCGCGGCGAATTGGCCCTCAACCACCTAAACCGCGCCCTCCAGTTACACACCGGTTGTGGCGTCAAAAAAGACATTGAGCGACTGGCCGTGAAGTTAAAACAGGCCAACCGTTAACCCGCACGCTCCCCCGAGCCGGGCGGCACGACAGTCGCGACAGGTCTTACCGCGTCAACGCCGTCGTCCACCGCCCTCTCATTCTGATAGTGAGGTTGTTATGACCACAGTCATCATCCCTGCGCCACGGCCCGACACTCAGGCTGAGCCGCTGATTGAAAATACCTTTTTTTGGCCGGCGATTGACCCGATACAACTGCGTGAGTTGCTATGTCTTGAGGGAACTGTCACCGCCGAACGGTTGCGCTTTACTATTAAAGGGGCGATGGCGGAGGTCAATACTGAGTTATTCGAGTACCGCCGTAACCAGATGGCCGCTGGCTTTAAAACACTGGCCGAGGTGGAGGCCGAGCAACTGGACGGCGAGAGCATCCAGTTGGCCGAGTATCAGCGTGCCGTCTGCGCCATCACTGCCGCGCTGCTGGCCGAGCGCTATCGTGGCTATGACGCCAGTGCGCGTGGTGATAAACGCGCGGAGGCCATTGAAAGCACCCTCGGCGAATTGTGGCGCGATGCTCGGATCAGCATTCGCAACATTGCCGGGCAGCCTCACAGCATTATTGGCCTGATCTGATGCAAGTCAACACGTTGCAAGGCGACACCCTCGACGCCCTATGCTGGCGTCACTATGGCCGCACACACGCAGTGCTGGAGCCAGTCTATGACGCGAATCCGGGGCTGGCGGCACTGGGAGCCATTCTGCCCCACGGCTATCCAGTGGAGTTACCGGACCTGCCCCCCGCCACCCAACGTGAAACCGTTCAATTATGGGATTGAAAATGGAAGAGATAACCACCCGCCTCACCCACTGCCTGACGGTGATTTTGATTTTCATTGCCGCACTCACCCCCGAAGAGATGGCGTTCTATGTCGCCACTGCCGCCGCAACGATCACCTGTGCGGTCAACTGGTATTACCGCCGTCAATGCTATTTGTTATTGAAAAAAAAGCATGACAATGCACGAGTGATTGATGAACACCACGGCTAAGCGCTGCTTGGTCGGGACCATTGTGGCACTCGCACTCAGCTTGCCCCACACCCCCGCCCTAAAAATCTCCCCTGCCGGACTGAAACTGATTGCCGATCATGAGGGCTGCCAGCTCAACGCTTACTTGTGCAGCGCCAACATCTGGACCAATGGCATCGGCCACACCGCCGGGGTTAAGCCGGGTAGCATAATTAGTGAGCGACAGGTGGCGGTTAATCTGGTGGCTGATGTGCAGCGGGTTGAGCGGGCTATGGCGGTGTGTATGCCAGTTGCCATGCCGCAACCGATCTATGACGCGGTGGTGTCGTTCGCCTTTAACGTCGGCACCGGCGCGGCCTGTCGCTCGACACTGGCCTTTTTTGTCAATAAGGGAGACTGGCTCAGCGCCTGTAATCAGTTGCCGCGCTGGGTGTACGTCAATGGCGTGAAAACCAAAGGGCTGGAACGTCGGCGCGCCACTGAACAAACACACTGCCTGAGCGGGGTCTGATATGCGCATAGCCATGATGGTGATAGTCACGTTACTGGTTGTTCTGGGATGGTATGCCAACCGCCTGAGCCACGATATCGTCGCTGCTAACCGAATTATTGGCACCTTATCCGCTGGGATTAAGAGCCGGGACAACGCGATCACCCGCTTGCAAGATGAGGTCCGGCGACGGGCAGACAATGAGCGGGCATTACGCCAATCACTGAGCCATGCCAGCACCTTGTCACTCTCCCATGAACAAAAAATTCAAAGGCTACTCAATGAAAATAAAGTCTTGCGTGATTGGTTTGCTACTACTTTGCCTGCTGACGTTATCCGGCTGCACCAGCGTCCCGCGTTCGCCAACCCCAACGACTATTTACGTTGGCTGTCCGACAGTGACCAGTTGCCCGCTATCGGGCAGCAGTCCGGCAATTAACGGTGATTTAAGTGCCGATATTCGCCAGTTAGAAACCGCACTGGTGGCCTGCGGGTTGCAAGTGGAAGCCGTTAAACAGTGTCAGGAACAACATCATGTTAAAACCCAAATTGCTACGCCAAGCCTTAACCGACACTTTGCCACTGTTGCAGACTAACCCGGAGCGGTTGAAAATGTTTGTTGATGGCGGGCGCATTGTCTCGACGCTGGCCCCGTCGCTCTCTTTTGAAAATCAATATACGCTGACACTGTTTATTGAGGATTTTTCCAGTGATGTGGATTATCTCTTTGTACCGATTTTGGCATGGCTGCGCGAGCATCAACCGGACATCATGGCGACAGAAGAAAAGCGCCGCACCGGCTTTATTCATAAGGTCGATGTGATCAGCGATGTGTTGAGTGATATCCGTATCGACTTGCAACTGACTGAGCGGGTGATAGTGAAAGAGTTGGACGGTGCATTGCATGTTAACCATGCGCTGGAACCGGCGTGGCCGGGTACGCCAACACGCCCTACAGCTATCTACTTCAACGGTGAAACGGTCAAATGAATGAGTTAAAACCCTTTGATGATGCATTGGCCGGACTGATTGCCAGCCTCACGCCCAAAGCCCGTAAAGCGCTGGCTGTGACGGTTGCTAAACGCCTACGCGCCAGTCAACAGCAACGCATTAAACGCCAGCAAGCGCCCGACGGCACCCCGTATGCAGCGCGTAAAGCTCAACCGCTACGTAAGCCAAAAGGCCGCATTAAGCGGGAAATGTTCGCCAAGTTGCGCACCGCGCGCTATATGAAAGCCAACAGCAGCCCCGATGAGGCGGTGGTCGAATTTGCCGGGCGTGTGGAACGGATGGCGGCAGTGCATCATTTTGGCCTGCGTGACCGTCCGAACATGCACAGCAAAGATGTGCAGTATGATGAAAGGCCGTTGCTGGGGTTTGATAAGAAACTAATTGATAATATAGAAGAAATTATTACATCATCTTTTACAAAGTAATATTGTGACTTTTACTGTTCGCTATCAGCGAATTTAGTTGACCATTTGCGAACTTTGCTCTATTCTAAACTTAACGTTACTGAAGAGAGAATCCGCCGGTTAGACCTGAGTAGTGATATTTACTACTTGTGGAGGATTTAGATCCTCTGTTTTTTTGCGCTGCCCTTGTGCTGTCCACGGTGCTGCTACGAAGCTTCCCATGGCATGTTGTAGTGTATAGGCGTACTGCGTACTGATCGTGTTGGCGACATCACGATCAGATTGAATAGGGTTCACTGCCAAAAACTCTCATTTCCTGATTATGGCGACCTAACGGCAATTCCGCTGTTAGTTATCAGGAATAAAATTTATGAAAAATAGTAACGCGTTTTGGCAGGCACTTAAGAAGAATGACATTAAAAAGAAGAAGCGGAAGCAAAAACAGAAGCTTTGGAATGTTGTAAAGGTGCTGGTGAAAGCTGGTCTATGTATTTACAAACTCCTTAACTTCTTCTTTGGTGAAAATGATGCTTAAGTGTGCCCTACCTTCAGTAAAGAGGTGATTTATGATTAACCGAGCATTAAAAACCATCAGGCTATTCCATAACATAAAACAATCTGAACTTGCAGATAAGCTATGTATTTCAAAATCATATTTATCAGAGCTTGAATCAGGAAAAAAAACAGTTTCATTTGATATATTAGAAAAATATTCGAATAATTTTGATATTCCAGTTTCATCACTGGTTTTTTTTGCTGAACGGATTAATGAACCGGGTAAAGATACTATTCCTGAAAAATTCAAAACTGTCTTTGCAGATAAAATACTTAAAATAATGGAATGGAGTATAGCGAGAGATGGCGAAAAAGAAAGGGAAAATTAATACTAAAGGCAAGTCTTATAGTATTAATGATAGCGCTTTATTCAATATTCAAAGTAAAAATAAGCTTGCGGAAGTATTACTGACAAACTTAGATAACATAAAAAGCTTATTACCCAATGATAATTATATTGTTTTTGATAATAAAAATGAAGATGGTAAAAAGAGGAGTATTCAAACACCATCAGACAAGCTTAATGTTGTGCATACAAGAATAGCGAGTTTACTATGTCGTATAACTCAACCAGAATATGTCCATTCAGGAATAAAAAATAAATCTAATGTATCCAATGCAAAAAAACATGTAGGTACACACCCTGTATTAACGTCTGATATACGCTCATTTTTCCCTTCGACATCTAAGCGCCAAGTCTTCAATTTTTTTAATAGAAAATTGAAATGCGCCGCTGATGTGTCAGATCTAATGGCGGAATTGTGTACGTATGCGAACCATATACCTACAGGCAGTCGAATAAGTATGCCTTTAGCATTCTGGTCAAACTATGACATGTTTAATGAAATGAACATAATTTCAAATAAATTAAATATAACAATGACTGTTTATGTTGATGATATTACTTTTTCTGGCAATGCTGTTAACAGATTATTTCTTCATAAATGCAAGAGAATAGTGGAAAAGAATGGCCACGTTTTACACCCAAAGAAAACAGTACTCTACTCTGCTAAAGAGCCTAAGACCATTACAGGTGTTATTGTTCATGAAAATGAAATTAAAGTAAGAAACTTACATTACAAGAGAATTTATTTTGATTTAGATGCATGGAAGAAAACTAGTGACGCCATAGAAAAAGAAAACTTAAAAAACAAGATTCTTGGTCGAATGCATTCTCTTTCTACTATTAATGGAAAATTTAAAGATAAAGCACGAAGCTTTCGAACCATTGATTAGCTGCAAAGCTTTTCATAACAAAAGTCCTGTTGATGTTGTGTAGTGCCTGATACAACCCCTCATTATTGAAGCAAGTAACCATTAGTTACATGCTTCAATAATGAACACTCAAACCCAACTCTCAGAAATTCTGCGCCTGCTGCGCAACCTGATCCGTATTGGTACGGTGGTCGAGGTCGATCTCGGCCAAGCCCTGTGCCGCGTGGCGACGGGGGATAATACCACTGGCTGGTTAAACTGGCTGACGCTGCGCGCCGGTCAATCACGATCATGGTGGGCACCGTCCGAGGGCGAGCAGGTGTTGATACTGTCCCTCGGTGGTGAACTGGATACCGCCTTTGTGCTGCCGGGCATTTTCTCTGATGACTTCCCGCCACCGTCGGCCTCGGCGAATGGTCTGTATATCACCTTTCCTGACGGTGCCACGCTGCACTATGAACCTGAAAGCGGCGAGTTGCTGGCTGATGGCGTCAAAACGGCGATTATTAATGCCAGTGAATCGGTGAATGCCACCGCACCCAATATCACCTGTACCGCCTCGGTCAAAATCCTGTTGGATACGCCAGAAGTGGAATGCACCCACAACCTGACTACCGGCACTTTGAACGTGAAGAAAGGCGGCAAGATGAGCGGAAACATTGAGCATTCCGGCGGTTCGTTCACATCTAATGCCGTGGTAGTTGATGACCATGACCACGGCGGAGTACAGGGGGGTGGAAGTCGGACCAAGGGAACAAAATGACTGTTTATCAATAGTCAATTTACTCATTTTGGCTCTCCATACCAGTAACGAAAAGGCGGTGGAGAGCCAGAAAATTGCATTACGTGTTTAGCCTTTGGAAAATAAAAGTCCCCCCCAAAGCCGCCGCATAACGGCTTAAGGTTGCCAAATTGGGTACACTCTTACCGTTTTCCATACGGCTAATATTTTGCTTCTGCGTTCCAATTTTTTGAGCGACATCTTGCTGAGTAAGATGTAATGCTTTGCGTGCATCTTTTAACTGTGTCATCAGTGCCTTGCGGATCTGAATCTCGTTATACGCTTCCAGTGTCGCCTTATCTTCTAAAAGCAGTGCCTTAGCTTCAGAAAATGGGATGATATCGAGGTCATTATCAGACATTTTTCAGTCTCCGTTTAATATCTTTCATGCGTTGATTCGCTAACTCAAGAGATAGTTTGGGTGTTTTTTGCGTCTTTTTATGCAAAACATGAACAACGTAAAACTCTCTTCCTACCGCGAAAAAGAAAAAGCCTCTTGCTATCCCCTCGAGAGCACTAACTCGTAATTCCTTTAATCCATTACCGACATCTCTAACTTTGGGTTCTTTCAAGTCTGTGCCGACTTGTTCTAGTTCCTCTATAGCTTCAACCATTTCTGCCTTGAGGCCCGCAGGCAGTTTAGATAACTCTTTTAGTGCCACTTTTATAATGTTTGCTGAAAACATAAAACTCATCCATGAGAACCATGAAGATAACTTTATCACGCAAAATAAAAGTAATCTACTTAGATGACTCTAATTCTTTATTGTGCCATTCCCCACACTGCCACGATCGCAAGCCATCCACTGCTCTTGACGCCACACTAACCCGAATCGCCATTGAACGTCAGGGGCAAAATGACCACTTATCACTCTATCGGCATGAGCCGCAACGCCGGGCAGACCATTACCGACGCTGACCATATCAGCCAGTCTATCGCCGACATTCTGATCACCCCTGTTGGTTCGCGGGTGATGCGCCGCGCTTATGGTTCGCTGCTATCGGAGCTGATTGACCAGCCGCAAAATCCGGCCCTGCGCCTGCAAATCATGGCCGCCAGTTACAGCGCCATTTTGCGCTGGGAGCCGAGAGTTAAGCTGACTTGCATCACCTTTGACACCACCTTTGACGGAAAAATGGGGGTCGATATCACCGGCACCCGCAGCGATAGCGCGGCTCCGCTTTCATTAACCATCCCTGTGAGCTGAACCTATGGCAACCATTGACCTGAGCCTGTTACCCCCACCGTTTGTGGTGGAAGAACTGGACTATGAAACCCTGCTGGCCGAGCGTAAAGCGACGCTGATTTCCCTGTATCCAGAGGAACAGCGCGCCGCCGTGGCCCGCACCCTATCGCTGGAATCTGAGCCGCTGGTCAAGCTGTTGCAAGAAAATGCTTACCGCGAGGTGATATTACGCCAGCGCGTTAACGATGCAGCCCGCGCGGTGATGGTGGCTTATGCCGTCGGCTGTGATTTAGACCAGCTCGGCGCGAATAACAATGTTGAGCGATTGGTGATCACCCCGGCAGACCCTACCGCCATTCCACCGATTGAGGCGGTGATGGAGTCTGACAGTGATTTCCGGGTACGTATCCCGCAAGCCTTTGAGGGCTTGAGTGTCGCCGGGCCAACGGGTGCATATGAGTATCACGCCAAAAGTGCCGACGGCCGGGTGGCTGATGCCTCGGCCATCAGCCCGACACCTGCCTGTGTCACGGTCACGGTGCTATCGCGCGAGGGTAACGGCGCAGCCTCAGCCGAGCTGTTGGCGGTGGTGGAAGCCGCGCTGAATGATGAGAACACGCGGCCAGTGGCTGACCGGGTGACGGTGCAGTCCGCCCGCATTGAAGATTATGCAATTGACGCCGTGCTCTACTTGCATCCGGGGCCAGAAGCGGAACCGGTGCGCGTAGCCGCCGAGAAAAAACTGACCGCCTTTGTCACCGCACAGCGCCGCCTCGGCCGCGACATTCGTCTGTCAGCACTCTATGCCGCGCTGCATGTTGAGGGCGTCCAGCGGGTGGTGATTAATGCCCCGTTGGCCGACGTGGTGCTGGATAAAACTCAGGCCGCATGGTGCACCGGCAGCACTATCAAGGTTGGAGGGACGGATGACTGACCGTTTACTCCCTGTGGGGTCGTCGGTGCTGGAAGTGGCCGCTGCGCGCGCCTGTGCCGAACTGGAGAATACCCCGGTACCCATTCGCCAGCTTTGGAACGCCGACACTTGCCCGCTGTCGCTGCTGCCCTATCTGGCGTGGGCGTGGTCAGTGGATCGCTGGGATGAACAATGGCCGGAAGCTACTAAACGTGCGGTGGTGAAGTCCTCGCAGTACGTCCACAAACACAAAGGCACTATTGGTGCAATTCGTCGGGTGGTCGAGCCGCTGGGCTATCTCATCAAGGTGATTGAGTGGTGGAAAACCCACGACACCCCCGGTACTTTTCGTCTTGATATTGGGGTGTTGGAGACGGGCCTGAGCGAGGTGATGTGGCAGGAGCTAGAGCAGTTGATCGACGACGCCAAACCGTGCAGCCGTCATCTGATGGGCCTGTCGATCACTCTCGACAGCCGTGGCCCCCTTTTCATCGCCGCCGCCAGTGACAGCGGTGATGAGCTGACCGTCTACCCCGCCTGAATGGAGGCGCACCATGACCGCTAAATATCACGCCTTACTCACCCACCGTGGCGCAGCCAAACTGGCAAACGCCACCGCCCTCGGCCGTTCATGGGAAATCACCCATATGGCGGTCGGGGATGGCGGCGGCACCCTGCCCACGCCCCTGCCGTCACAAACTCAACTGCTCAACGAACGGCATCGGGCCGCCATCAACTCGCTCACTCTTGACCCCAGTCAGGCCAATCATGTTATTGCTGAACTGATTATCCCCGCGACTGCCGGAGGATGGTGGGTGCGAGAGATTGGCTTGCTGGATAAAGACGGCGATTTGATTGCTGTCGCCAATTGTGCCGAAACCTATAAACCGCTGAGGCAGGAGGGCAGCGGCCGCACGCAAATCATTCGGATGATCCTCATCGTCAGCAACACGGCGGCAGTGACACTCAAACATGACCCTGCGGTGGTACTGGTGACTCGGCACTATGCGGATAAAAAAATGGGCAACGCCACCGTGATAGCAATCAGCGACCATACCCGCACCCTTGACCCGCATCCTCAATATGCCCGACGCAGCCAGAACCTCGCGGACCTGAGCGATAAAAGTGCCGCCCGAACGCATCTTCAATTGGGGTCAGCGGCCACGAAAAATGTCGGTCACAGACGCGGCGATATCATGGCGGTCGGTGCATTTGGTTTTGGGGGAGACTGCATCGATGTGCTCTCTGGCATCGATGCCCTCACAAAAACCGGCCTGTATCGCACCGATGAGCACACGGCGGATATCCCTGCGGGGTTTTACAGCCCCACGATCCAACATATTCAGCATGATGCGGTCACGGCACATCAAATCATGTTCTCCACGAATAATGCCTCCAGCGCGGCGGCCAAAATAAGCTATCGCCTCCGCATCAATGGCTACTGGAAAGCGTGGACCGATATCCTCACCAACAGCGGCGACACCTTGATCCCCGTCGGCATACCGCTTCCCTATCCCGGCATCACGCCGCCCAAAGGGTATCTGAAATGCAACGGCAGCTCATTCAGCCCCATTATGTATCCGATACTGGCAAGGCGTTATCCCACCCATCGATTACCGGATTTGCGCGGCGAATTTATTCGGGGTCTGGATGATGGGCGCTGGGTGGATGGAGGGCGCACCCTGCTCAGCGCACAAACGGATGCCCTGCAAAATATCACCGGTGGCATCAGTGGCGTGGCAGAAAGTCTCGGCAGTACGCCGGAGAGTGCCTTTACTGGCGCGTTCGCGAAAAGCCCCTCTGTTGGCAATGAAAATACCCCTCGGCATACCGACTGGACCGCGTGCGGCAGCTTCCATTTTGATGCTGCCCGCGTCGTCCGCACCGCCGCCGAGACCCGACCGCGCAATCTGGCATTTTGTTATATCCTAAAGGCGAACTGATGAAATATGACTTTGCTGTGAAACCTGCCACATTAGATCACCATCAACAGGCCCATCAGGCTGGATGGATCACGCTCTATCACTACGATGCGGAGACCTTGGAGTATGTGCAGGCGAGCATGGAATACTTGCCCGTCGGCATCGGCCTGCCCGCGTATTCGGCCCCAGATGCCCCCACCGTTCAGCCCGCAACCGACATGGCCCTGATCCGAGATTTAGCGGCAAACCAGTGGATCGCCGTGGAGGACCATCGTCATAAAAAAGCCTATGACATTGAAACCAAAAATGAATCCCTCATTTTGGCGTTGGGACCGATTCCCCCAACCCAAACACTGATCAAGCCAACACATCCATGTGACCAATGGACGGGAACCGCATGGGCGCTCGATCAGGCGGCCTTCAAAGCACGTGCGATGGCTGACGCTCGCCAACAAAAAGCCGCGCTGCTGCATCAGGCCACCGACCACATCAACATCCTGCTCGACGCAGTGGCACTGGATAATCAACAGGCTGACCTTCAGCAATTAGCGGCATACAAACATTACCGCGTCGCGTTAATGCGCATTGACCCCGACACCGCCCCCGAGATTGACTGGCCGGAGTGGCCGCAATAGTAAGTTTTTTTTGCTGGGAAAAAGGTTGTCTTAATTCGGGGCTGGGTCATTGTTAGGGATGATGCTCGTGGTTACAGTCGGTGGGATATTTGTCAGAATATTGTTTACTGAATCTGTAGCTTTATTGACGATGATTTTTTAATGTCTTGTATCCCAAGGGCTACGATTATCGTCATAAACTGAATTATTGTGTCTTCTGGGCTACAAAAGACGACTGTCTATGATGTCGCGGATAGGTTCAAATCAATGCGCAATGATTTGTTCTAAAGCAGAGGGCAGCCATTGCCCACGATGAAGCCTGTGGTGACGGTTGATGTGACATCTATCAGTGCATCCCTGACTAAATAAACTGATTATTCGAAGAGGTATTCTTGATTTTCTGTATCCCAAGGGCTACATTAATCGCAATAAACCGATTTTTTTGTATCTCTGAGGCTACAAATGACAACTCTCTATGATGTTGCAGATATGCTCAAATCAGTGCGCAATGAAGCGAAATTATCACAAGCTGAGTTGGCTGAACGGGCGGGTGTTTCACGCACCACCTTAGCGCGTATGGAGACACTAGCAAAAGGCGATATGAGTGTCAGCATTCTTGTCAGATTATTAGAAGCTGCTGGCTACGACTTTAAAGTCGTCAAGAGTGGACATATCCGGACTTTGGACGACATTCTTGCCGAACAGCGTCAGGACGACAATTCATGAAGTTAGATGTCCAAATTAGCGGCAAAAATGTTGCCAAGCTATTTCGTGAAAGGGATGAGTATCTTTTGCAATATTTGCCGGGGATATCCGAAAATAATTTTATCAGCCTAACAATGCCTGTTCGTGATTTAGCATGGCGTTGGCCGAGAGATCTTCATCCTTTCTTTCGACAAAACCTACCAGAAGGTTATTTACTGGGTATTATCCGCGAAGAATTTGGCCCTTTATTAGACGGTACAGACCTTTCCTTATTGGCAGTGATTGGCGGAACGGGAATCGGACGCGTTACTGTGACCCCTGAAGGGGTAGCGCCAGGCTTCGAATTAGAGCCTTTGCAAATTGAAGAGCTTCTCAAGGGCAATAATACTACGGATCATTTTGCTTCCTTGGTTCGGCGATATGCACGTGCAGCAGTGTCTGGTGTCGTGCCTAAGTTTTTAGCCCCAGATCGTACAGAGACTGATCCATTGGGCAAACCTACTCTTCGGACAAGTAAGCATATTATTAAAGGCTCTGACGAAAATACGCCATTCTTGGGATTCAATGAATTTTATACGATGAGGGTGCTTGAACGTCTAAAAGTAACCCCCGTTGCCGCAAGTACAATGTCGGCTGATGGACGTATACTAGTGGTTGAGCGATTCGATATTAATGCCGAGGGACACCCCATTTTCGGCCTAGAGGATGCTTGTAGCCTACTCGGGATGCCACCCCATGAGAAGTACGCTACGACCATGGAAAAGGTTCTTAATGCTACTCGAGTATATATCCCTAAATCGGATATGCGTCGGCAAATGGAAGCCCTTGGCTGGTTGATGTTAACCAATTTTGTGGTGCGTAATGCTGACTGTCACGCCAAAAATATTGCACTGCTTTATACCTCGTCGGCGGACGTTGCTTATACTCCCGTTTACGATCTGGTGACCACTCAAGCCTATCCGCGTTTTGGGCACAATCCTCCCGCACTCTCCATCGAGGGTCGGCAGACATGGGCTGCGGGTAAGTCATTAGCGCGTTTCTTTAATCATCGGCTGGGTATTCCTCCTCGTCGTTATGCCGAAATGGTGGAAACACTTTGCGAATCAGCGGTTGAAGTGGGCCATGAGATGATCGAAGCGGCTAAAAACGAACCTTTATGGCTCGAAATTACTAAGCAAATGCTGCACGCGTGGAATGAGGGGATGTCTTCACTACGAAGCCCAAAAGTAGCGGTAGAGTTTAGGTCTATGGGGCCACTCATTGAGGCTGCCGGATTTTCTGATGTTCATCCACCAGAAAACGAAAAAGAGAGTTTCGGGCGTTCAGAGTTACTGGCCCGAAGAGCGAAGAGTAAAAAAATAGGGTAATGGAATCAACGGGTCTGAGCGATAAAGATTTGGCCCTAATTTGCCATTGAAACACCCTCTAAAGCCATTTTTCTAACAGGCGATGTTGCCCTAAACATCGTCCGTTTGCGCTATTCCTCACACTTTCCCCCTTACTGACACTCATCATTTATCTCCTTTCTTTTTCTTTAAAGTATCACCTCGATAACGACCTATTTTTCCACAAAAAAATGTTTGTCCTAAAGTGCGGCTGACCAATTGCACAGTAGAAACTCGCTAGGCTATAGTCACGCCGCAGCGGCAAAATCCGCTGTCGGGTTTGGAACCCCGGAATAAACCAAAGCGCACGACCGTAGACACGGCGATTATGTGCGGGCACAGTGACACCTGTAATATGTAAGAAATGGTGAACTGGGTGGGGGCATCGCAAGATGCGCCGGGGTCTTTGGTTACCGGTAGTTCCAACCTTGCTCAGTTCACCACCCATAAAGAGATTGGAACCTCACAGGGTGATGATAGTTCTCCCTAACCAAAGAGGTTGTCATCATGGATTCGACGACTAAGCCCCCCTGCAATACCGTTTCTTTTTACCCACCTACACCACACCCCATCGCTCTCCTGTCGGAGGTGCGCCATGTATGATGACACCCCTCGCGAGCTGGAAGAGTTGATTGATCACTGCCGTGCACTGGTTTACGCCATCGTCACGTTAGAATCACAAGAAGTGAAAGAGATACTCAACTTTGTCCTACAGCAACAGATAGACCTGTTACATCGTACCTACCAGCAAGACCTCAACGAGCCTCTCGTGGCCGCTTGACGACACTGTGAAAATGCTGAGTTGTGCCAGAACTGGCACAACCCTCTCCCGCTGCTTAAATAGTTCATTATTGTCATCCTACACTCTCCCCACCAATGGAGAGTGACCCCATGAGCGATTACCATCACGGCGTCCGCGTGCTTGAAATCAACGACGGCACCCGTGTTATTTCCACTGTTTCCACCGCCGTTGTTGGTATGGTCTGTACTGGTGATGATGCCGATGCAGTCACATTCCCCCTCAATAAGCCGGTATTAATCACAGATCTGATCGCCGCTGCCGGTAAGGCGGGTAAAAAAGGCACGCTGGCCGCGTCTTTGCTGGCGATTGCGGAACAGGCCCGCCCACTCACCATTGTCGTTCGCGTCGAAACGGGCAGCAGTGAGTCTGCCACCGCCACCAAAATTATCGGCGGGATTGATGGCAATGGCCGCTATACCGGCATGAAAGCACTCCTCAGTGCGCAGTCTGTCACTGGCGTGCGCCCACGTATTCTCGGCGTGCCGGGGCTGGATAATTTGGCGGTATCAACTGCATTAGCGGGTATCTGCCAGCAATTACGCGCCTTTGGTTATATCAGCGCCTATGGCTGCAAAACCCGTCAAGAGGCGCTGAAATACCGTGAGAATTTCAGTCAGCGTGAGCTGATGCTGATTTGGCCGGATTTTCTGAGCTGGAACCCCACCGCCAATAAAACCCAAACGGCCTACGCCACTGCCCGCGCCCTCGGCCTGCGCGCCAAGATTGATCAAGAGACGGGATGGCACAAAACCCTGTCTAACGTCGGGGTGAATGGCGTCACTGGCATCAATGCCAGCGTGTTTTGGGATTTGCAAACCACGGGTACGGATGCCGACTTGCTCAATAAGGCCGGGATCACCACGTTGATCCGCACTGATGGCTTCCGCTTCTGGGGCAATCGCACCTGTTCGGATGACCCACTGTTCACTTTCGAAAACTACACCCGCACTGCGCAGATTCTGGCTGATACGATGGCCGAGGCTCAGCTATGGGCGATTGATCGCCCGATGCATCCGACGTTGGTGCGCGACATGATGGGCGGCATCAACGCCAAATTCCGCGAAATGAAATCCGCCGGGCTAATTATCGATGGCAACTGCTGGTATGACGACAGCGCCAACGATAAAGAGATCCTGAAAGCGGGCAAGCTGTTTATCGATTACGACTACACCCCAGTGCCACCACTGGAAGACCTCACCTTGCGCCAGCGCATCACCGATAAATATCTGGTGAACTTCGCTGCCGCCGTTAACCGCTAGGGAGCTTGTCTGATGGCACTGCCACGTAAGCTGAAATTGATGAATCTGTTTAATGATGGCCGGGATTACATGGGGATCGTCTCCTCTATCACCCTGCCGAAACTGACCCGCAAGCTGGAGAACTACCGGGGCGGCGGGATGAATGGCGTTGCGCCGATTGATTTGGGGCTGGATGACGATGCGCTTTCCATGGAGTGGTCGATGGGCGGCATTGACGAGCTGGTGTTGCAGCAATGGGGAACACCCAAAGTTGACGCGGTTCCGCTGCGTTTTGCCGGGGCTTACCAGCGTGACGACACTGGAGAGGTCACAGCGGTAGAGGTCGAAATCCGTGGCCGTCATAAAGAGATTGATGGCGGCGAATCCAAACAGGGGGAAGACACGGAAACCAAGGTATCCACCCAGTGCACCTACTACAAGCTGACCATTGACAGCAAGGTGGTGATGGAGATTGACGTGGTTAACCTAATTGAAATGGTTAACGGTGTAGACCTGCTGGAAGCCCAACGCAAGGCCATCGGCCGCTAACCCCTGACGGGCAGTGTGAACCCGCTGGCCCTCCCTGACTGAATTGGAAAAACCATGAAAAAAGTAACTGCTAAAACTGAACCCGCCACTGAGGTTAATGAGAATGTAGTGGTACTGGAAACCCCGTTAAAACGCGGTGACACCTTGATTACTGAAATTGAAGTTTACCGCCCTAATGCCGGGTCACTGCGCGGGGTGCGACTCTCTGATGTAGCCCATTCTGATGTTGATGCGTTGATTATTGTGTTGCCGCGCATCACTTCAGCGACACTGACCGCCGCCGAATGTGGCCGTTTAGAGTTGCCGGATTTAGTGGCACTGGCCGGTAAGGTGATTGGTTTTTTGTCGCCGAAACAGGGGGCGTAACGCTCGACCCGAAACTGGAAGTGGATGACCTGATGGCGGATATTGCCGCCATTTTTCACTGGCCGCCGTCAGAGCTTTGGGCCTTGAGCCTCACCGAACTGGTGCGCTGGCGTCATAAAGCCCTGCTAAGAAGTGGAGCCGTAAACCATGAGTAAGAGCTTACAGCTACAGGTATTGCTCAAAGCCGTAGACCAAGCCACCCGCCCCTTTAAAGCCATTCAAACCGCCAGCAAATCCCTCACTGGCGACATTCGCAACACGCAAAGCAGCATCAAATCACTTGATGCGCAGGCGGCGAAAATTGACGGTTTCCGTAAGGCCAGCGCTCAACTGGCGGTCACCGGGCAGGCATTGAAAAAAGCCAAAGAAGATGCGGCGGCACTGGCTATCGCCTTTAAAAATACTGAGAAACCCACCGCCCAACAAGCCCGGCTGATGGAGGGAGCTAAACGCGCGGCGGCTGAACTGCAAACCAAATATAACGGGCTGCGTACATCGGTACAGCGCCAGCGCGACGCCCTTAATGCTGATGGGATAGCGACCAAAAACCTGAGCAGTGAACAGCGCCGGTTGCGCAGCAGTGCCGCCGAGGCGACTGTCGCCCTGAGTCGCCAGCGCCAAGAGCTGCAACGTCTGAGCCTGAAACAGGAACAACTCAACCGTATCAGTAATCGTTACCAGAAAGGCAAGGCCGCCACCAGTGCGGTGCGTAATACCAGCGCGGCCAGTTTGGGTGTGGCAACCGCCGGGCTTTATGGCGCGGCAAAACTGATTGCACCGGGTATGGAGTTTGACAGCCAGATGTCCGGCACTCAGGCGATTTTGGGGCTGAATAAAAACGACGCCAAGCTGGCCGCCATTCGCCAACAGGCGCGTGACATTGGCGGATCAACGGCCTTTTCACCGACAGATGTCGCACGAACCCAAGACACGCTGGCCCGTTCCGGCTATGACGCTGACGCCATTCTGGCCGCCACTGAGCCGACAGTTAACCTGTCGCTGGCGTCCGGCGTGGATATCGCCGAGGCGGCAGATATTGTCACCAACATGCAGTCGGCGTTTAACCTGCCGCTAGACCAGATTAAGCGCGTGTCAGACGTGATGGCGAAAGGCTTTACCAGCTCAAACACCAACCTGTTAGAGCTGGGCGAGGCGATGAAATATGTCGCTCCGATTGCCGAAGCCGCCGGGGCCAGCATCGAAGACACTACCGCGTTACTCGGGGTGCTGGCTGATAACGGTATCAAGGGCAGTATGGCAGGCACCAGTACCAGCGCGGTGTTTAGCCGCTTACAGGCTCCGGTCGGTAAAGCGCCGGAAGCCTTGCGCGAACTGGGAATAACCACCCGCGACGGCAAAGGCAATATGTTGCCGGTGGAGAAAATCCTCAAAGATATTGACCGCTCGTTTAAAAAGAACAAGTTAGGCACCGCACAGCAAGCCGAATATTTGAAAGTGATCTTCGGTGAAGAGGCGATGAAAGGCGCGGTGAAATTAGTGGCCGCCGCCGGTAACGGCAAGCTGGCAGAGAAACAAAGTAAGCTGAAAAATGCCGATGGCACCGCGCAATCTATCGCCACGGTGAGAATGGATAACCTTGACGGCGACCTGAAAAATCTGAGTTCGGCATGGGAAGACCTCGAAATTGAGGTATTCGAGAAACAGGACTCTGCGCTACGCAAACTGACCGTCACGGCTACCGATTGGCTGATTAATGTCGCTGCATGGGCCAAGAAAAACCCAGAGCTGGTCGCCACTATTACCAAAGTCACCGGCGCGGCGCTGGCACTGGTTGCCGGGCTGGGTGCGCTGGGGCTGATTGCATGGCCGGTGATGGCTGGGTTTAACCTGCTATTGGCCGGGGCCGGTTTATTGAGTACCGGCTTTTCCCTGATGGCCGGAACCATTGCCGCTGCGCTCACGGCGCTAACATGGCCGATAGTGGCCGTGGTCGCGGCCATTGTGGCCGGTGGTCTGCTTATCCGTAAATACTGGGAACCTATCAGCGCCTTTATTGCTGGCGTGGCCGAGGGTTTTACCGCTGCCATGGGGCCAATCAGTGCCGCCTTTGAGCCGCTTAAACCGGTGTTTAACTGGTTTAGTGACAAGGTGAAGCAGCTTTCGAACTGGTTCGCTGACCTGATTAAACCGGTCAAAGCCACGCAGGAAACTTTGGACAGAGCGACCAATGCGGGCAAGTTATTTGGTGAAGGTCTGGCGGCGGCGCTCAGTCTGCCCATGAATGCGCTAAACACCCTGCTCAGTGGCATTGACTGGGTGCTGGAAAAGCTCGGCATTATTGATAGCAAATCTGCGGGGCTGGCCGATAACGTCCCGAAAGATAACCCTTACGCGGGCGGATACTCACCCAGTGGCGGCGTGCTGTACGGCGGTTATCAACCGGTCACCGCCAATACTGGCACCACTATCCTTGATAGCAGTGTGACCACCAATGATATCAATGTGACTATCCCGCCGGGCATGAGCCGACAGGATGCGGAGCGAATGATGACCGATGCGCTTGCCAAGAGCGAACGCGATAAGCGCGCCCGCCAGCGCGGCCAGATGGAGAATGATTAATCATGATGTTATCACTGGGTTTATTTGTCTTTATGCGCCAGACCACGCCTTATCAAAGCATGGGGCGCAATATTGATTACCGTTGGCCGACGAATAGCCGGGTGGGCTTGCGCCCGTCCGCGCAGTTTCTTGGCGTCGATAGTGAAAAAATCACCTTGTCCGGGGTATTACTGCCGGAGCTGACCGGCGGCCGTCTTTCGTTGCTGACCCTTGAGGCGATGGCTGACCAAGGCAAGGCTTGGCCGCTGGTTGAGGGCAGTGGCATGATTTACGGCATGTTTGTGATTGAGAGCCTGAGTCAGACCGGCGCGCTGTTTTTTGCCGACGGTAGCGCTCGGCGCATTGAATTCACTCTCAATCTGTTGCGGGTTGATGAATCACTAACAGCGATGTTTGGCGACCTGCAACAACAGGCTGACGAGCTGCTGGGTAAAGCAACGGCCATGACTGATAAAGCCCAGTCGGCAATCGGGGGGTTATTCTCATGATGACCGGCATTGCACTACCGGCCGGGGCGGATATGGCCCCCGACTTTATGCTGAATATTAACGCGAAAGATATCACCCAGAATATTCGTGATCGGCTGTTGTCCCTGAGCCTAACCGACAACCGGGGCTTTGAAGCTGACCAGCTCGACATTGAACTGGATGACGCCGACGGCCAGCTTTCTATGCCGGAACGCGGCGCGGTGCTGTCAGTGTTCTTGGGCTGGAAAGGGTCGGCCCTGATTGGTAAAGGTGACTTTACCGTGGATGAGGTCGAACACCACGGCGCACCGGATACGCTGACCATTCGCGCCCGCAGTGCGGATTTTCGCGGTTCACTCAATGCCCGGCGTGAAGTCTCTTATCATGAGACCACACTGGGTAAAGTGGTGGCGCAAGTGGCAGAGCGCAACAATCTGAAAGCGATGCTGGCTGACGGTCTGGCGGATATCGCGATCTCTCATATCGACCAGACCCAAGAGACTGACGCCAAATTTATCACCCGATTAGCCTCGCTGAATGGCGCGGTAGCCGCCGTCAAAGCTGGGCGATTGTTATTTATCAAGCCAGGCAGCGGTGTCACGGCCAGCGGTAAACCCATTCCACAAATGACGATCACCCGGCAAGATGGCGACCAGCACAGCTTTAGTATTGCTGACCGGGGCGCATATACCGGGGTGAGTGCCAGTTGGTTGCACACCAAAGACCCGAAACCGGCCAAGCCGAAAAAGGTTAAGTTGCAGCGAAAGCCAAAGTTTAAACAGCTCCGCGCACTGGAACACCCCAAAGCCAAACCGACCCGCGCCAAAGCAGCCACAGTGAAAAAGCCGGTAGAGGAAAAACAAGGGGATTATCTGGTGGGGTCAGAAGATAACGTTTTTGCTATTACCACGGTTTATGCCACGCAAAAAGCCGCCATGCGCGCCGCTCAATCTAAATGGGAGAAGTTACAGCGCGGTGTGGCTGAGTTCTCTATCACCTTAGCCATGGGGCGCGCTGATTTATTTCCTGAAACCCCTGTCGCGGTCAATGGCTTTAAATCGGTGATAGACCAACAGAGCTGGATAATCAGCAAGGTAGCGCACAGCCTGAGCAACTGTGGCTACACCACTCAGTTAACGCTGGAAGTGTTGCTATCTGACGCGACCTTTAACGTGACAGCGTAACTATTATTTGAATTTGCGTATTCGTCATTTGAATTATCGAATTTATTGGTAGAATACATCAAATTGAACATGTCGAGATATAAGGAATTATCTATGATGCATTGTCCACTTTGCCGCAACGCCGCCCACACCCGCTCTAGTCGCTACCTGAGTGAAAGGACCAAAGAGCGATATCACCAGTGCCAAAATATTAATTGTAGCTGCACCTTTGCCACCCACGAAACCGTCGATCGCATCATTGTCGAACCCGGAAAAAAAATTCCGGCACCACCTCATCCAGACCGAAGCCATCAGGGTGCATTATGGGTATAAATAAATCCCATCACAGCAAAACTGCCGATGACCAAAATCATCAATAATACCCACTCAATTAATTGATAATATTGATATTTATAGTTATTGCGCTCGTGAGTTGAATACTGTTTTATATGCACATTAAAAGTGACTTTAATCTTATAGGGATATCAGATTAATGAGCGTGCGCAAACTCCCGACAGGGAAATGGTTATGCGAGTGTTACCCTCGAGGACGCGAAGGTAAACGGGTTAGAAAGCAGTTCACCACCAAAGGTGAAGCCGTCTCTTATGAGAGCTACACAATGGAACAAGCCAAACATAAGCCGTGGCTGGGTGAGAAAGAAGATCGCCGTAAACTGCTCGAGATTATTGATCTTTGGTACAAACTGCACGGCTGCTCTTTAAGTGATAAAAAGGGGCGACTGGCTAAACTGGAGATTATCTGCAAGGGCTTAGGCAATCCCATTGCGGCTGATATCACGGCTAAAGATTGGGCGCACTATCGTGACCAGCGGTTAAGCGGCGTGATAGAAAATGGCTACAGTACCAGCCTGAAAACTCGGATGGTTACTACGGGTACGGTAAATAGTGAACAGGCTTATTTACGGGCGGTATTTAATGAGTTGACGCGCTTGGGCGAATGGAGCCTCCCTAACCCGCTGGCAAATATTCGCGAATTTGATCAACCCGAGCGAGAAATGGCGTGGCTCAATGACGATCAGATAGACAGTCTATTAGCAGCATGTGATCAGCACGGTAATCCTGAATTAACCCTCATCGTTCGCCTGTGTTTATCGACGGGTGCCCGATGGAATGAAATTGCGAAAATGAAAGCATCGCAGATCTCCCCCCATAAAATTACGTTTATCAATACTAAAGGCAAAAAGAATCGCACCGTTCCCCTATCAGAAGAAATGTATAAAGCGCTAGATGTGCGCAACGGCGTGCCATTTGAGCCGTGTTATAAACAGTTCTACCGGGTTATTCGATTAGCAAATATTACGCTCCCCGTAGGGCAGATGACCCATGTTTTACGCCACACCTTTGCCAGCCACTTTATGATGGGTGGCGGCAATATTGTCGTGCTGCAACGTATCCTCGGCCACTCGGATATTCGCGTCACCATGCGTTACGCCCACTTCGCCCCGGACCACTTGGAAGACGCCATTTACCTCAACCCATTAGCCCGATTTTTGAATGGCGGCAAAGTGGCGGCATCGGATGAAACAGAAGGTAATGACGGGCAACATGAAAAGGGGTAACGTGTTGATAACTAGATAAATCGTTGATTTTGAAAGACAAATAAAAAGAGACCGAATACGATTCCTATATTCGGTCTAGGGAAATGGCTCTTGGGAGAGAGCCGTGCGCTAAAAGTTGGCATTAACGTAGGCTTGTTCAGCCGTACTACTTAAGCGTAGTCGAGTACATGTGTTTCGCCAACTTGACAGCAGAAGTAATTAATTACAGTTGTAAATTAATTTTAGTGGCAAAAGTCCAATTCTAAGGCGAGAAAAGTAATCGTTTGTTAATGATAGATTAATACCTGTGAGCGCCAAAAGTACCACACTTATTTTTGACATAATGTCATGGCGCGTTGCTGGAAGGGTTCGAGACTCATCTTCTGCCCCGGATTGGCAATGTCATCCAATAGCAACACATCGAGCGGTTTCGCCAATACATGCCCAGACTTCATTTGCTCGGTCGCAATATCGTTTAGGGGGTATTGTGCTAACGTACTCGGGTTAATCACAAACAAGGCATTGCCTGCGCGGCATTCCAGCATCACTTCTTCTCGGTTAAATGCCCACTGCTTGCCAAACTCAAACTTACTGACAGTGATGATCTTCCCGGCAGCCATAGCATTAACTGATAGCATCAGTAACGATAACGTCAGCACAAAACCCTTCAT